TACCGTATCCAGCGCCTTGCTGGCATCATCTCGCGCTTTTAGAACGATCTCAAGCTCCGCCGCTGTCAGCGCCATTTAGCCCTCGTTTGCGCGGTTCTCTTCTTCGATCATCTCGCAGATGACCGGGATTAACTCAGACGGGCATAGGTCCAAATCGTCATAGTTCCAGCCGCCCATCCACTTCATGATCGCTACTTCGCTTCTGGCGACGGCTCGCCAGTCGGTGAGTTTTTTCGTGCTTCCATCCCGGCGATGTGCGCCGTCAATGCCTCGTCGATGGCCTTGGCCAAGTCGGGGTCTAGTTGGTCGATGGCCTCCATGGTCACGGGCACGCGCTCCATAACGCCGGTGCGCGGGTTCTCTTGCTCCGCCGACCAGTCCACGATCCACGTCAACATGCGGATAGCGTCGGAGCGTGACGTGTCGAAGCTGACCTCAGAATTGCCGATCTTCTCCTGGTCGCCCGCGTCGCGCAGCTTGAACGACGGCATTTTGAGCATCGCCGTGGCGAACTGCTGCTCCTCGCGGTAGGTCAATCGCTCCTTGACATCAATCCAGCCATCCTCAACGGGCACTCGCACCGTCTTGGGCGCGATAAACCAACTCTTAGCCATGTCTCTCCCCTCCTGTAATCGTTACACGATCCTCCGAAACACTTACGTCCACGCCGCGCCAGGCCAGTGTTTCCCTGCCCAGCGTTAGGGCCATGTCGAACGACGGCGCGAACGTCAATAGCCAGCGGTTGATCGACTCTAACCGGGCCTCCAGGCGCATGCCCTCCGGCCCGGTTTCGAGTCGCCAATCCCGCAACGTGGCCACCTCGCGGCCCCCTGCTGTGAGCTTGCCAGATGACCCGTTTGCCTTCATTACTTGCGGCCCCAGGCCGACGCGGCGGTAAAGTTACCAGACACGGCCACCGCGGCGGAGACGCCCGTGGATACAGAGATGTCCGTGAACGCCGTGCCATACCAATACTTGGTGATGGCCGTCGAGTTCGGGTACAGGTACATCCTGACCGCTTCGCCGCTGTCGGTAGCGGTGAACAGCGTGTCGACGGCGTCATCCCAAAACCCGGAAAAGCTGCCCTTCAGGTCCTTCAGGCCCACCACGTAGGTCTTGTTGGTATCGCCAAACGCCGTCACCTCGACGGTATCGACGGCCATGTCAAGAGACCACTCGGAGAGACCGCCGACCGATACGGCGACACCCGTGCCCGAAGGAGAAACGTAAACCAGCCCATTTTTGCCATGGTATTTAGCCACGCTTTACCACCTTTACTGTTTGCTAGATAGAACTTCCAATAGCCCACTAATCCGCTTGTCGAACGTGTGCGGCTTGACTGCCTCTGGCAGTTGCGCCGCTATGTCAATCCGCGCTTGGTCGTCGGCTAGGTAGTGCCGCAACAGAGCCTCTAGCTCCGCCGCCGTCTCGAACGTGGGCACCAGGCCCCCAAAGACTTCCGAGACCTCCGCGCGGTAATCGCTGATGAAAAATCGCCCGCACGCTGCTAGCTCGTAGCAGCGCGGGTTCATCGACTCGGCCACGATCTTGATGTGCTCGACGTTACGCCCCCAGCCTACGCTAGTGCGGTGCAGGTTCAAGCCTATCTTGGCCTTGCGGTATAGCGCCGCTGTCATGCGGTTGTCGATGACGCCCGCCCGCAAGTGCTTACGTAGCGGGTGACGAGAGCCTAATAGCGTCCACGAGCCGTACAGCCCAAAGTCGATGCCGTCCCAGTTAACCGAGGATAGCGTCTGCACGCGCTCCTCGAAGCCCGTACCGACGAACACCACGTCGTGCTCCGGCACCGCCGTATCGTAGCTGTCCGGCTTCTCGCCGTGACGCTCGGGGTCCATGGCGTGCTGCCAGTAGTGCGCCTCGCCGTACTGCGAGAATATGGGCACGCTGGCGCGCTCGTTGGTCCACACCACGTTGGATAGCCGCGTGATACCGATCTCTTGCGTATCCGAGTAGGGCGATTCTGTCAGGATGACGGCCAGCTTTACGCCCGCGCGGCGCAACATCATCAGCCCTTCGGGGTGAACGTATGTCCCGGCGATAAGCAGCACCCAATCAACGCGATGGTGCAACGCCTTGAGCACGATGTCCTGACTAGCGGCGAATAGCACGTCCGACTCACTGTACTCGCCAAGCTCCACGCCCTGGCGCTTATTGCGCTTCCAAAGCCACTGGAACCATAGCTGCCAATAGTTGATGCGCCCGTCGAGGGCGTACTGCACCACCTCCACGCCCGCGCGCTCCAGGGCGCTAAACGCGCCTTTCCATACGTCATGTACTGCCCAGGAAGCGCCGGGGTGAACGAGCAGTAGCTTCACTTGCCCTCCGGCTCCTCTGGCGATGGCTCGAAGGTGCGCGGCTTGGACGCCGCCTTGCGCCTGGGCTGCGCCTTTGGCGATGCCTTGCGCGCCAGTTTCTGGCAATCCTCGCATGTGTCCGGGTCCGTGGCCCACATTACGCGATGGCAGACCAGGCAGAGCTTGACGCCCTGCTTATCGAGCATCTCTTGTGTTACCGTCACTCTTGCGCCCCCTTCGGCTTGTGCCCATCAATCCCGCACTGATACCAGGCTGGTGATCCTAGCCGTGGGTCCCTGTACCTGTCGATCTGCGCCAAGCGCACAAACCCTGCGCCGCCCATGGCCTGCCCCAGCGTGTGCATATCCCACGACCACTTGTGGCGCGTCTCCTGCACCGTGCTGTAGAAAAACAGCGCACAGAGAGAGTCCAGGTGCGCGATGTTCCACCACACGTCGCCGGGGAACTCCACCGCGTCCACGGCCTGGTTCACGTAGCGCTTGCATACCTCGTAGGTGTCCGGCACGACGATGCCCAATTTGCCGCCCGGCGATAGCACACGGTAGCACTCGGCCAGGAAGGTGAGCGCGTCCGGCTTCTCCAAGTGCTCCAGGAAATGGCCCGCATAGATTTCGTCGTAATCGCCCTCGACACACTCGGCCAGGTACTCCAGGGCATCGCGGCGAATCTCGGCGGGTGACGCCGGGTCACTGTCTAGATTGGTGTAGTACAACAGCGGGAACAGGCCGCACCCGCAGTTGAGCCGCCTATGGGCAGTATTGGCTAGCTCTACCTCATCCCCTACAAACTCTTGCGCCATCTCTCCCCTAGTTCGTCCAAATCTCAAAGTCAACGGCGATGTGAAACCACTTGGTCTCCGGGTCAATCAGGTCTACGCGCCCCGCTAGCGTCACGTCACAGGCTACGCCCATGGTGCCCACAAAGCCGTCCAGCGCCGTCGTAATGGCGTCGGCCAGGTCCGTGGCCGCATCGTAGGAAACCGCCCAGGCGTCGATCTGCCAGCGTGTGATCTTGAGCGCGGTGCTAGCAAATTGCTGCTCGGTGCGCAGCGTCACGTCACGGTAGGTGATGGCCGGGAGCACGGGGTTATAGGGCAACTGCATGGGATAGGTGCGCGTGCTTGCCAGCGTGGTGATCCCCGCCGTGGTGCTCAGCTTGCTGTACAGCCCCTCGGCCAGTGTGGTCATCGCAGCGCCCTCGCTATGCCGTCCGATAGGTTCTCCGCGACGGCTTGCGTTACCTCTTGGATGTGTTGATCGACCGCCGGGCGCATGTAGGGCTGCGCGTTCATGCGGCTCGTGCCGTACTCCACATAGGCGCCGTACTCGGCTGCTACCGCTACGATAGCGCTATTCTCAGGCCCGCGCGCCGTCTGGATACTGCCGCGTAGGAACCCCGTATCCACAGGCACGCCCGTCTTGGCGTAGCCCTCCACAATGTAGGCCCCGGCCAGCAGCGCATCCTGCACTACCTCGCCGCGTACCGCGTCGCTCAGCCTGTCCAGCAACCTGCCGAACTCCGCTACGCCCTTGATTTCGATCTGGAGGGTGTATCCTTCTGCCATTAGTCCACGTCCATGAGGTTAGCCGTTAGGCATGTGCCGTGTACCTCTGTGGCCACGTCGGCCACGGCATAGATGAGCGCCGTGGCGAGCGTAGTCCCGAAGCGCTTGGTTACTTTTACCCGGTCGTTCGGCGTGATCGCCGTGCCCCGCGGCAGGCGCACTAGCGCGCGCATGACGGTGATGCTGCCATCCAGGCGGTTAATCTCCCTGCGCTCCCGGCCATCGGATGGCACAAAGCGGCAGGAAATGGCGCTCCCGTCGGTGAACGTCTCGATCCCTTGCCCGTAGGTGTCTACGGTGACGCTCTGGGTTTGCACGATGCAGGTATCCCAGAGCGCGTCGTTTTGGTCGGCGCGCATCATGGCCAGGTCGTTGGCCGATAACAGTGTCATACGTTGCCCTCCATGATGCGCGCCTCCACTATCAGCTCAACACGTACTGCACGAATACGTCGATGTGCGTAGCCGTAATCATGTCCGAACCGTTCTTCTCGATCTCCAAGCCATTGCCCGCGGTGAGCGCCACGCCCGTATAGGTATGAACGCTGTTGGCCGTCCACGCGCCGCAGATGGCGTTTTCGGTCAGCCCGGCCACCACTTGGCGAGAGACGACGTTGCCCGTGGCCAGCTCCTTCACATCCACGCTGGTCACGTCCCCGGCTGCGCCGCCGATGGCCCGCATCTTCACATCCAGCACCTTAACGGTGCGCCCCGCTGCGCTGGCGAGGATGGTATGCCCGGCGTTGACTTCGTCGGTCGTGACCCGATCCACGAAGCCAAGCACTGGCGTTGCGCCGCTCACGGTGACCGGGATAGTAGCCGCGCCGATGGTCACGCTGGCCGCATTGGTCGCGCCGAGCGACATAGCGCCCGCCGTGCCGGTTGCAGCAGCCCCCGCGTCGATGGTCACAGCGCCCGCTGTGCCCGCGGCTCCCGCCGATGCCCCGGAGGTGATGGTTACAGCGCCGCCCACGCCGGTGCCCGTGGCGACTCCGCCAACGAGGGAGGCCGCGCCGCCCGTGCCATTGGTGCTCGTGGCCGCGCCGCCCGTAACGCTAGTCGCGCCGCCGTTGCCAGTCGCGCCGCCGCCCGAAGCGCCGCCAGCAAGCGAAGCCGCGCCGCCAGCGCCCGTACCAGTGGCCGAACCCGCGCCAGCGGTGAGACTCACAGCGCCGCCCGCCCCATTGGTATGCGCGCGCCCACCCACGATAGGCACCGCCCCACCGTCACCCGCAGCGGCAGCCGCAAGCCCGGCGATAGCCAGGGAGGTGTCAGAGCCCGTGATTTGTGGCGCGGTGATGTTGCCCGCGAGGGCCAAGGTCTGCCCGCTGCGCCCCACCGTCACCGTCCCGGCATTCGTGCCGCCAATGGTGATGGTGCCCGCCGTGCCGCCCCCGGCTGCCCCCGCGTCGATGGCAATGGACCCCGCCGTGCCCGCGGCCCCAGCGCCGGAGGTGATAGTGACCGCGCCGCCGGTGCCAGTTGCGCCCGCCGATGCTCCCGCGGCGATGGTCGCGGCCCCGCCGGTTCCTGTGCCCGTGGCATCGCCACCCGTCACAGCCGCGCCGCCGCCATTGCCATTCGTGGAAGCAGCGTCGCCACCGACGATGGAAGCCCCACCGCCGTTGCCCGTAGCGCCCCCGCCGGAGGCCCCGCCAACGGCAGCAAAGGCGCCGCCCGTGCCTGTGCCCGTTGCCGAGCCAGCGCCGCCCGTGACGGTGACGCCGCCGCCCGTGCCGTTGGTATGCGCGCGTCCGGCCACCAGGTTCACGGCGCCGCCATTGCCTGCGCTGGGAGCAGCCAAGCCAGCCACGTCCAGGCTCGCATCATTGGCCGCGATAGCGCCCAGCGTAGCGGTGCCCGTCGCGGTAAAGTTACGAAGAGAAGCCAAGTCCTTGTTGGCGTCCACCACGAGGCCCTTTGAGGCCTCGACAGTTCCGGCAGTGGTAATATCAGCGGCTGCGTTCAACTCGGCGGCGGAGGCCGTTACCTGTGTGCCGTCGATGAGAAACGAGCTTTTGATATCCACTCCCCGGCGAAGTGTGAGCCGTCTCATATGTGTACCTCTCAGTCAGTGTCTATGTAGATGATCTTGTGCGCGGACCCGTACTCGCTACCGGTGCCCGCCTCGCTGTAGCCGTCCTCTCGCGTGATCGTGACGGATGTGGCTCCGCCGATGGCTTGAATCTGTAGCTCTCGGGCGCGCTCTGCGAATATCTGCGCCTTTTGCCCATTCTGGATGGTCAAGCCATCGGCGGTAAAACTGGCCTTCTTGGCGTACTTCCGCGCGAGCCAGAAGCACGCCTCAATAGCCGCGGCGTTCACGTTGGACCCGGACCGCGTCAGGAAATAGTCGATTTCCGCGTCCTCTAGCTCGTAGTCGCTATAGTCCGCATCATCGATCAGGAAACGCACTTTCCCGCGGTTCATCGTCAGGTTATACGAGAACGCCATTTGTCACCCCTAGCTGATAGTAGGATCGGACCAGCCGCCCGCGGTGTTCTCGGCGATAACCGCGCCTACGCGGTCATTGATGGCCACGCCGAACTCTTGGAACACGATGGCCTCTTCCAGCGGAAACTCGCGGATGTGGTCGCCCTTGAGCAGCACGGCCCCATAGCCGTAGTCAGACCCTTGGCGGATCACCAGCGGGTTACGGCTGTCCAGCGGGCCATAGCTCTTGTACAGCGCCCAGTAGGTGGTCGGGATGCGCCCCGAGGCCCGCACGCGCACCGTACCATAGTCGGTCTCGATAACGCCGATGTAACCGTCCGATACGTTCGCCGTATCGGCGGTCATGCCGTAACGAATGAGCGGGTCGGCGCGCGGGATCCATCCCGTGATGTTGGTCGTGTTGACCCAACTGGAGATGTCCGCGTAGGCAATCAGCAGGTCGTAGGGCGCGTCATAGCCGTGCTCGTACAGGTCGGCCACGGCGGTCTCCAGGTTGGCCTGGGTGATGCCGTTGAGCGCGTCGATATGGTCGTGCGTGTACAGGAACGTGCCGCCCCGGCTGGGCACGGCGATGGGGATATAGCTGGAGTCAGCCGTGCCGCCATCGGCCAATGGCATCGAGCGCCCGGCGCTGCCAACTGCGGTATAGGTAGACTTGAACAACCGGGTAAGAATCTGCTTCTGCCAGTTGTCTTGAACATCCTTGACCACTTCGGCGATGTCGGTGTCAACCTGCACCCGGCGTGCCTTGCGCAAGAAATCCCAAGTCCAGCCCAGCCCGCGGTCGTAGGCAACCAACGGGATCATGTGCCCCGTGGTCGCTCCGCGCTGTTGGTCCGGGCGCGCGTACTCGGTGTGTACCTGCATGCCCGTGGTCGCGCCCACGCGATATTCCACGGCCACCTCGTCAGTGATAGAGACGAGCGAGGCGATAAGCGGGTCGGCGGTCAGTGTTTGGTTGACCTCGGCCAAGCCCATCGCCACGTCGGCGACAAAACGGTCGTAGGTGGTGCCATCTGCCAGCCGAAACTTGCTGAGTTCCGTGGCGTCCCAGTAGGAAGGCAGCCCCCACTGCTTGAGATCATTAGGTCCAGTAGCCATTGTATGTGCCTCCTACTACGCTGATACGATCAGCATGGGATTGACGAGCATCATCGTGGTGTTGAGTCCGATGCCCACGCGGCACACTGTCGTGCCCACGGCATCGGCCAAGACCCCGGCGTCGTCATCGACATAGACGGCGGTGTTCGCGGCCAGGTTGGTGGCAAAGCCGTTGACAACGCCGAACAGAACCACGTCGATCTCCTCACCAGAGGCGAAGGACACGGCGCCATTCGAGTTGCTGATGGCCAGGCCAATGCAGGCCGCGGTCGTGAGGGCGGAACCATCGGTCAGGCTCACGGTGTTGTTCGCTGAAACGTACACCGGCTGGCCCGGAGTGATGGTCTCGCCTGCGGTAAAACGACGGATGATGCAATGCCCGACAGGCCGGACACTTGCGGCTGTGATCGTAAGATCAGCCATGTGATAAACCTCCTAAGAAATGCGGAAACGTCTCTTGATTTCTTCGCGGTCAGGTTGCGCTGACGGGGCTGTTCCCCGCCCGGCGTCGGCGTTGATGGAAGGCGGCGGCGCGACAGGCTTGACCAATTGCGGCCACCTGGAGACAAGCGCCTTGAGTTGCTTTTCGGGGTTCTGGGGCTGGCCTGTTTCGTCGAATTCAATCTCCGACTCTTTGACTAGGCTTGCCGCTAGCTCCCCGTCCAAATTGAGCCTCTGCGCCGCTTGCGCCACGGCCCACTTGGTACGCTCGCTCTTCAGCGTGGCCTCTAGCTCCTGGATGCGCTTTTGCGACATATCCAGTTGCTTGGTGGCCTTCTCCAAGTCGCCTAGCTTGGCCTGTTCCTCCTGCACCTTTTGATCTTCCAGCGCCTTAGCCCTGGTGCGATAGCTGGCCGCTTCTTTCCGTAACTGTTGCACGTAGGCCAGGTCGAAGGTCTCGCCCTTGCCCGTTTCAGTCGGTTGTGCTTCCGCCGTCGGCTGCGCCTCTGGCGCCTCCGTTGCGACCACCTGGGTCTGCGTATCGTCTGCCATGATTCCTGTACTCCTGTATGATTAGCCCTCTAGGCTAGCAGCGGCCTGCTTGGCAGCCCGCCTACTCACAAATGATTGTCGCTGCGCCGTCGTCCAGGTTCTCCTGAGTTCCAACTCCTTGAACGTGGCCACCCTGGGCGAGTCACCCCATGTATCGCTGTGCGCCGTCTTGCGTAGGTCCGAGAGCCCGAACTTGTGGCCCTTCCAGCCATTGAATAGTTGCTCGCCCATTAGCGCCTGCTGTCGTTCCTCTGGCAGCGCCTTGAACCAGTCCTGGCCATTCTCCCATTGCACTTGCGGCCCCACGTTGAGCACGGGTATGCATGTGCATCTTCCGTTTGGGTGATCGCTCAGTTCCTCTTCAACCTGGAACATCTCCCCATCGCTCATCAGGCAAGCGAGGCATGTCCGCGTGTCCTTAGTTGCCAGCCGCTTGAACCCCTTGACGATACCCGATTCCCTGTACTGCTCTGTGGATGCCATGCGGTAAACCCTCAGCTGCTCGGTGCGCGCGATGGTCAAGACGCGATCTAGGCCATCGCCCAGCCCATCCGCCATGTTGCGCGCCGTTTGCCTGGGGTTAATGCCCAGCGCCGTCGAATCTATGAGCTGCTTTATCATGCCGTCCATCGCCGCCGGGTAGGCTTTGGCAAGCAGAGCCTTGAGCGGCGATCCATCGCCGGCCAGCCCCACCATCTGCTCGATAGCCTCGACGGGCAGGCGATTCCAGCCGATGTTCAGCCCAGCGCTCCCCGCTTGCGAGGCTAGGGCGTCCCATGCCCCCCGTATGCCGATCTCCCCGTAATAGCGTTGCTCAGCTTCGATGAACGGCAGCGCATACTGGCTGTTATAGTTGTTGATCTGCGCCTCGACCTGGAGATGCAGCGCCTTGTACCTGTCCATGCGGTACAGCGCGCCCTCGCTCACGACCTGCCCCGCGGCCTTTTTCGCGGCCATGTCTTGGGCCAACAGCTCCATCTGCCCCGCTAGCCGCTGCTCGATTTGCACATAGCGCTGGGCCATCTGCGTCATCTGTGCCGCCTCGCGCAGCTTGAGAGCCTCCTTGAACTCGCGCAACACCTGGACTACTACGGGATCAGGCATTGGCCTCCTGGCTCTCTTGCCCGAACATATCCCTTGCCGCCGGGTTCTGGCCTTGGTCGAACTGCGTCCGCGCTTGGTCCAGTAGCGCCGTCGCCATAGAGGTACGCTCCGCATCGGCTTTCTTCTTGT